CTAGTCGCTCTCGGAATGCACAGCCTCAAAATGTGCTTCGCAATCCTGATAGGCGTCACACTCCAAGTCACCATCCGAATTGGGGCTCATATCTGCGCCGCAGTGCGGACAAGTCTTCTGTTCGGCAATAAGCCTTTTGGTAGCGCCCATAGCTGCCTCTCCTCGGTTGCATCGTTTAGCAGATACTAGGCGCTGCGAATTCTGCTTTCAATCCAGTGTCGGATTTTCGGTCAAATTGTTACAGTATAACTTTTTACTTTCGTCGCGCCGAGGGGTGTGGTATTTTTGCCACAACTCAGCACTTTGCAGCGGACCCCATGCCCTTCGACAAGCTCAAGAAAGCCCTCGGTTTCAGCGCCGAAGAAAAAGCGCTCACCCTGGCGGACCCCGACGCCCTGACCTTGTTCGGGGTGCTGCCTACCACGTCCGGCGTCTCCATCGGCCCAGGCATAGCGATGCGCGTTCCTGCCGTGGCTTGTGCCGTTGGGCTTATCTCGGAAACCATCGGCTCATTGCCGGTCAAACTTCATGATCGCGCCAGCAAGGCCGCGCTGACGAACCACCCGGCCTATCGTCTGGTCCATGATGAAGCGAACGAATGGACCAGCGCGGCAGAACTGCGTCGTGACCTGACTCTTGATGCGCTTCAGCACGGGGCAGGCCACGCCCAGGTGATCCGCACGAATGACGGCACGCCCTACGAGCTGCACCGCATGGAACCTGGCAAGGTCCAGCGTGACCTGGAACCGGACGGCGAACCCTTCTACCGCGTCACGACCAATGCAGGGCAGGTGCAGCTGTCCTTCCGCGACGTGCTGCGCATCGAAGCAATCGGTGGCGTCTCACCTATCGTGATGGGCCGCGAGGCTATCGCGCTGGCGCTGAGCTTCGAAAGCCATATCGGCGGTATCTTTGCCAATGGTGGCCGTCCCTCTGGCGTCATCAAGGCGCAGAAGGTGATGGACGTTGAAGCGAAGAAGAAAGTGGCCTCTAGCTGGTTCGCCACGCATGGCGGCAGCAAGGCAGGCGGCACCGCCATTCTTGATGAAGGGATGGACTACACGCCCCTGAGCATGACCCTGGCCGACACTCAGTTTGCCGAAAACCGGCTTGAGCAGATCCGCGAGATTGCGCGCGTCTTCCGGGTGCCGCCTACCATGCTCTTCGAGCTGTCGCGCGGCACCTGGTCAAACACCGAAGAGATGGCGCGCCAGTTCATGCAGATCACGCTGAAGCCGTGGCTGACCGATTGGGCCTGGGCCTACGCGCGCTGCCTGCTGACCCCAGAAGAACGCAAGGCCGCATACTTCGAAGCCGTCACCGACGATCTGCTGCGCACCGACACCGCAGCCCGTGCCACGGCCTACGGCCAATATCGCAGCATGGGCGTGATGACCGCGAACGAGGTGCGCGCCGCCCAGAACCTTCCGCCCCTTCCTGGCGGCAATGAGCTTTCCAACCCCTACACATCCACAGACAAGGATCCTGCCGCATGAAGCACAAGGCGTTCTTCGGTGACGGTGAATACACCTTCGCCCTGACTGACAGCATGATCGCAGAGCTTGAGCGCCTGGCCGAGCTTGGGATCGGCGCGTTCTACCTGCGCGCGGTCAACATGCAGTTCAATCTTGCCGATCTGATCGAGGTGATCCGCTTGGGTCTGATCGGTGGCGGCACCGCCCCGGAGAGGGCAGCGCAGCTTGTCGATACCTACGCCCGGAACCAGGCGATTGATGACCTGTATCCGCTGGCGCTGAATATCCTGGACGCGCGTTGGGGTGGTGCCGTCGAAGCCGAACCTCAGAGTGAGGACGCGGCATGACTGAGCGCGTAGAGATCAAGGCAGCTCTGGCCGTTACGGATGAAGGCGAGATCACCGGGGTAGCCTGGCCGTTCGGCAGCCCTGACCGGGTAGGCGACGTGATCGAGAAGGGTGCGCTTACTGCGCCTGGTTCGCTGCCGATGCTCTTTGCCCATGACCAGGGCCAGGTGATCGGCGTTTGGGAGCAGATCGAAGAGACCGACCAGGGCCTCACCGTCAAAGGCCGCTTGCTGGTCGAAGACGTGGAGCGGGCGCGCGAGGTGCGCGCCATGATCCGCACCAAAGCCGTCTCTGGCCTGTCTATCGGTTTCGTCACGAAGAAGGCGCAACGCAACGCCAAAGGCCGCACGATCACAGCCGCCGAGCTTCACGAAATTTCTGTTGTCGCCGTTCCTGCGCATCCCGGCGCACAGATCACTTCCATCAAATCGGATGCAACCACGATCCCCACAGCCCTCAAGGAGAACCCCGCAGTGGAAAACGAGGAAATCGAACACGAGCAGAAGGCCGCAACCCCGGCCAATGACACGCCCCAGGTGCCGCAGATCGACGCCAAGGCATTCAACGAAATCAAGGACCGGCTCGACCGGCTGGAAGCCAAAGGCAACCGTCCCCAGATCACCGGCCCTGCAAACCCTGTCATGGGCGCAGAAGAGGTCAAAGCCTTCACGCATTACCTGTCCACGGGCGAGAAGAAATCGCTGACCACGGCCAGTGACACCGCGAACCATATCCTGGCACCGGAAGACGTGAGCGGCGAGTTCATCCGCAACTTGGTGGAATACAGCCCCATCCGTGGCATTGCTGACGTGCGCACGACCGGCGCGGCAAACATCATCCTGCCGAAGCGCACCGGCATTACCAACGCCGCATGGGTTGGTGAAACCGACGCACGGACCGGCAGTGAGCCGAGCTTCGGCCAGGCAGAGATCGCCGTGAAGGAAATCGCGACCTTCGTGGATATGTCACTTCAGCTTGCCGAAGACAGCGCCAACGTCCTGAGCGAAGTGAACCTCGCTCTGGCTGAAGACTTCGGCCAGAAAGAGAACGTCTCGTTCGTGAGCGGCAACACCGCGCTTGAGCCTGCCGGGTTCATGGTCGATGCGAACATCGGCGCGACCGACGCGGCAAGCGGTGCGGAAATCGCACCTGATGAGCTGATCGCGCTCATGTATGGGCTGCCTGCCACCTACCGGAACGCCGGTGCCTGGGTGATGAACGGCCAGACCCTGGCTGCAATTCGCACCCTGAAAGACGGCCACGGCAACTACCTGTGGCAGCCGTCCTACCAGGCAGGCCAGCCCGAAACCATCCTCGGCCGCCCGGTGGTCGAAGCCGTAGACATGCCGGATATCGGCGCTGAAGCTGAGCCGATCATCTTCGGTGACTTCAAGCGTGGCTATCGGATCTATGACCGCCTGTCCCTGGCGGTCCTGGCAGACCCCTACACGCAGCGCGCCAACGGCCTGATGCGCTATCACGCCCGCCGCCGCGTCGGCGCTGGTGTGGTTCGCCCTGATGCGTTCCGCAAGCTGAAGATGGCTGCCTAAGCCGACCATGAAAGCGCAGCTCGCATATGACGAAATCGCGTTGGAATACGGTGGCAACACCGTGTTCCTGCGTCCATCTTTGCGGGCTGCAATCCATCTTGAGCGGCTGCACGGCGGGTTCGCCCCGTTGCTGCACAAGATCGAGGAATTCGATACGCGCACGATCTGGCATGTGATCACCGCAGCCGCCTGTAAAGAAGCCAGTGACCCGCTGTTCGCCCACGCGGCCAGGCAATCGCTGAGAAGCTTCCAGCAAGCCGCCCAGGTGCCCTGCCTAAGCCTGGTAGCCGCGTTTTTTCCCGCACCCCCGGATGAAGTAGAGCCACAGCCCAGCACGGCAGAACCGACACCTTGGGGCAAGCTGTTCAAAGAGCTTTACGGCTTCGCAACCGGCTGGCTTGGCTGGACCCCGGAGACAGCCTGGAATGCCACGCCGCAAGAGATCACCGACGCCTTCAACGCGCACGTCGCCAAGCTGAAGGCTATTCACGGTGAGGCAGATGAAGCGGACACCGCCCAAAACGAAGACCAGCGCCGGGCGAACGTTGAGCAAGGCCTTGATCCCGAGTTCGACAGGGCAGGGCTGCAAAGCCTGCAAGGGCTGGCCGTCATGCGTGAGGGGATGGCCGTCTGATGCCGAAGCCGCTCCATATCTGCATATGCGGCAAGACAGTGCCGAACGGCCACCGCTGCGCCTGCCAGGTGGCGCGCACCCGTGAGCGCAATCGCCGGCACGATGCCAATCGCCCTACGGCCTCACAGCGTGGCTATGGCCGTGAGTGGCGCGTTGCGCGTGATGCGTTCCTTAAGCGGAATGATCACTGCGCCTGGCCCGGCTGTGGTGCACCTGCGACCACGGTGGATCACATCAAGCCGCACCGTGGCGACATGCACCTGTTTTGGGATCGCACTAACTGGCAGCCGCTTTGCACGTCCTGCCACAATCGCCGGAAGCAACGGCAGGAGCGCGGAGCATGATCGCGCTCTCTTCAGAAACCTTCGATAAGTTTGACGAAGTTCAGCATTTCTTCGTTCCGCACCTTCGCATCGCGCCCGAAATGCGCCCGACGATGGCAGTTCGGACAAAGGCCGATCATGAACCGCGGATCATCCGGTCCTCCGTCACTCAGCCTGCGAATGTGATGCGCTTCCAGAAACGGCGCGTTGCTGGGAGTGAAAAATGGCGCAGGCTCACCGCAATCTTCACATTTGCCTTTGGCGCGCGCCAAGACGTAATCACGAATAACTTTGCTTCGCTCGAACACCGTGCCCCTCTTAGACTTGCCCGGCTGCGGACTATCGGATGCTGCTGCAAGTGCGCGCTGGCGCATCGCGTTGAGATCATCGGTCGCAGGTTCGATCGGCATTTCATCTACAGCTTCTATAACTGCTTCGAGCGGGCGCAGCTCGAAAACGAATGCGTTGCGCATGTTGCCTTCTGTGTCCGGCGCCGGGCGCTCAAGAATACCCTCGACGACATACTGCCCTTCAAATCTCAGACCTTCTTTGGTCTTTCGGAAGAGCAAGAGATCCTTTCCGTTCTCGGTGTGGTTCGCCACGGCATTGTTGCCGCGAACCATGAGCATATCTCCGATTTGGCCTTCGCCGAAATACTCAAACACTCCATCCGGGCGCAACGCATCACTGTAACCGTGCTGACCGCCTTCCTCGCCAGTGATGACAATCACCAGGTTGTGCTCTTTGGGAGTGATAATGCCGCCTTGTTGTTGGCCGGCAAACCTAGCGTGGATGTCTTGGCGCCGATTGTAGGTGCGACCAACCTCAAATCCCCATGTCACAGAAGAACCTCTTTCACTCAATTCCCTGGTTTGAAACTCGCAGCTCGCCGGCTCCAAGTCGAGTGCAAGCGTGAGGGGGGTATCCCTAATTATTCGTTAACTTCGGGGACCGGCGGGGGGAGGTCCGCACAAGACAGCCCGAAAATAAGTTTTTCAGAATTGGAGGCGAGCTGATGGCCGCACTGACCCCGGTTGCTTTGCTGAAATCGCAGCTCAACCTTGAACACGATCTTGATGATACGCTGCTGGCGCACAAGCTGGACGCCGCCGAGATCTGGATCGGCAACTACACCGGCAGCCCGTTCGCGCCTGGTGAAGCCGTGTTGACCGAAGCCGCACTTCAGCTTGCCGCCTACTGGTATGAGCAACGCGAAAGCGCAAGCGACGTGACCCTGCGCCCGGTGCCGTTCGGCGTCCACGATCTGCTGGCTTCTTACAGGGAGGCAGTGACCGGCCATGTCGAAGACTAAGAGCCTGGCGGAACAGTCGCGCATCCTGGGCGAGCGCCTGAAAGCCATTCCCGAAACGGTCCTGCGCGACGTGCAACCTGCCCTGGTCAAAGGTGCAGAGGAAGTCGCCGGCGCAATGGGCGCGCTTGTGCCAGTCGATGAAGGCGACCTGAAAGCGTCAATCACAGTGACCCCGCCCGGCCAGACCACGCCGCCTTACGCAGAGGGTGGCGGCGAGCGCACGGCAGGCGAGAACCAGGCGCTTGTGACGGTTGGAAACGAAGGCGTTCGCCACGGCCACTTGCAAGAGTTCGGCACGGTGAAGGCCGAAGCCCAGCCGTTCATGCGTCCTGGTGCGCGGATCGCGAAGCCGAAGGCGCTGCGCCGTATTCAGCGCGCCGTGGGTAGGGCCGTTCGCAAGGCAGCGGAGGGCGGCAAATGATCGACCCCAGCCTTGAATTCCAGACAGCCATTCGCGCGGCGCTGATCGAGAACCAGGTCGTGAGCGAGCTTGTTCCGGCTGATCACGTTCGGGCAGGATCGACGCGCCCGGACAAGTTGCCGTGCATCATCCTGGCGTCACCTCAACTTATCAACCTGGGCCGCGCCGGTGGCGGCGCGTTCCTGTCGCGCGTGTTCATCGACCTGCATATCTGGGCGCTTGAAGACGGGGCAGACATGGCCCGGCAGATCGGCGCAGCGGTATCAGTGGCGCTCTGGGATGCGCCGCAGAGCGCCACGGTTGGTATTGATGGCTATGAGCGCCCCAGCTTCACCTACATGCGCGACCCTGACCCCGAACGGGCCTACTGCCACGGCGTCGGCACCGTTGAAGGCGTGATCCGGTGGAGCGTGTGACTATGATCAAGGCAGGCAAACTTGATCGGCAGATCACCATTGAGCGCCAGGCAGAAACCGTCGCGGCAAGCGGTTCGGTGTCGAAGGCTTGGACCACGTTAGCGACGGTTCGGGCTGAGCTGGTGCAGCTTGCCGCCGAAGAATACCTCGCAGGCTTCGGTGAGGCTGACACGGGCGGCGCAGTGTTCCGCATCCGCTACCTGGCAGGGATCACGACCGCCGACCGCGTGACCTTCGACGGCGCGACCTATGACATTGAAGAAATCGCAGAGCTGGGCCGCAAGCGCGGTCTTGAGCTGCGTTGCGCGAGGGTGGCATGAGTGTTCATTCGCGCGGCGTGAAGCCTGCCCTTGGCCCTGACAGTGACGCCCTGATGAAAGCGCCGCCGGTGCCGAAGTATCTTTCGGCCCATGCAAAGGCAGAGTGGAAGCGGATCATGCCGCAGCTCATTGCCCGGCAGATCATCACGAAAGCCGACCTGGCAGGCGTGGAGCATTACTGCGTTGCGGTAGGAGCCGCGCACCAGATCGCGGACACGATGAGCGCCGGTGCCTTGCCCGATCTGAAGCTGGGCGGTCTGCAAATCCGCTACATGCAGACCGCCCGCCAGCTTGCCGCTGAATACGGCCTGACCCCGACCAGCCGCGCCCGGATCGGTGCTGCCGTGCCGGACGATGACGACGCCGACAATCCGCTGGCGGTGTAACGTGACCAAGGCGAGCGCATACCCTGCCTGGATCGACGATGGCAGCGCAATCCCTGACCCGTTGGGGCATGGGCAGCGCGCGGTCACGTTTCTCAAGCGCTTGCGCCACCCGGCAGCGGTGAACGAGAACCGCGCGCCCAAAGCCGCGAACAGCCACCCTAGAGCCTTCCAGCTTGCGCCGTTTCAAGAGCGGATCGTGCGGCGCATCTATGGGCCGCGCCATGAAGACGGGCGGCGCGTGGTGAAGACAGTCTTCTTGATGCTGCCCAGGGGCAACCGGAAGACCAGCCTGGCCGCTGCACTGTCGCTGTTGCATGTGATCGGCCCTGAGAAGGTGCCTGCCGGGCAGGTGATCTTCGCGGCTTCTGATCGGGAACAGGCCGGTATCGGCTTTCGGGAAGCCGCCGATATCATCCGCGAAGACCAGCGCCTGGTGGCGGCTACGCGGATCCACGACGCCTTCAACAGCGCCAAGCAGATCACGCACCTTGGTAGCAGTGCGCGGTTGCGCGCGGTGTCGAGTGATGGCCGCGCCCAGCACGGCACCACACCGGCCTTCGTTCTGGCTGACGAGATCCACGCCTGGACCGGGCGTGATCTTTGGGAAGCTCTGAAGTCTGGGCTGGCAAAGACCGACGATAGCCTTCTGGTGATCGCCACCACGGCAGGGCGCGGCCACGAGACCCTGGCCGCAGAGCAATACGACTACGCCAGGCGCGTGGCCCTGGGCGAGATCGACAACCCCGAGTTCCTGCCAATCATCTTTGCCGCTGAGCCGGATGACGACTGGCAGAGCGAGGAAGTCTGGCACCGGGTAAACCCCGGCTTGCAGCACGGCTTCCCGAGCCTGTCCGGTCTGCGCAGCCTGGCGAATGAAGCCAAGGATCACCCGGCAGAGCGCTACAGCTTCCAGCAATACAACCTCAATATCTGGCACGGGAACAGCCGCGACCCGCTCTTCAGCATGATGGCCTACGATGCCCGGCACTTCGATGATGACGAAACGGACCTGGAAGCGCTGCCGTGCTGGATCGGCGTGGACATGGCCCTTTCTGGCGACACAGCCGCCGTTGTCGCCGCCTGGTTGCATGATGATGGGCAGATCACCATCAAGCCCTGGTTCTTCGTGCCTGGCGATGACCTGAAAGGGCGCAGTGAGCGGGACGGGGTGCCGTATGAGCGCTGGCGCGACGAAGGGGTGATCACGGCCACGCCTGGGCCGATCATCGACCCTGAAGCTGTCGAGGATCATTTGCGCGAGCTGGCCGCGCGCCATGACGTGCGCGAGATCGCCTTTGACCCCCATCTTGCCCGGCAGATCATGCAGCGGCTTTACGATGACGGCTTGCCGGTGATCGAGCTGCGCCAGGCTCCGCTGAGTATGGGCGTGGCGATTGGTGATCTGGAACGTGTCGTTAACGGCCACCTGATCCGGCACGACGCGCATCCGGTGCTGCGCCACCACTTTGATAGCGTGGTTGCATCGCGCAACCCGTCATCGGGCCTCGTGCGGATGCACAAGGACCGGAAAACCGACCGCATCGACGGTGCAGTCGCGGCGGCTATGGCTGTTCACCGTGCGGTGGCGGGCGAGTCCATGAAATCGAGCTACACCGGCGAAGACGCCGAGATTTTCACCTTCTGAGGTATGAGCAATGAATGACACAAACCTTCCCGGCCTGATCGTTCCTGTCGAAGCCAGGATCACACAGCTTGAAAAGGGTCTGGCGCGCGCCAACCGGGCGCAGCGTCGGGCGGCGCAGAACATGGAACGCCGCGCGAAGCAGTCGGCAGACCGCATGAGCGCGAGCTACGCCAGGGCGGGGACCGCCGCCGCTGCTGCGTTCAAGCGCGTTGCCTTGCCGATCGCTGCCGGTGTCGCGTCGGCTGGCACGGTTCGGGCAATCGGCCAGACCACCAAGGCCGTTGCCAAGCTTGGCGACGAAGCGGAGCGTGCTGGTATGAAGGTCGAGCCGTTTCAGGAATGGAAATACATCGCAGAGCAGAACCGCATCGGCATTGACCAGATGGTTGATGGCTTCAAGGAATTGAACTTGCGCGCCGATGAATTCGTAGTGACCGGCAAGGGACCGGCAGCCGAAGCGTTCGCACGGCTTGGTTTCGGTGCAGAGGATCTTCGTGAGAAGCTGAAAGACCCTAGCGCGCTCATGCTGGAAATTATCGAGCGGCTTCGCCGTCTTGATACAGCGGGACGCATACGCGTGGCCGATGAAATTTTCGGAGGCAGCGCCGGTGAGCGCTTCGTCGAACTGATCGACCAAGGGGCCGCCGGTTTGCGCGAAACTATCGACCGCGCGCATGAGCTGGGCTTCGTGATGGATGAAAGCATGGTGCGCCGCGCTGACGAGCTTGATCGCAAGTTCGCAGAGCTGACCACGCGCGTTTCCAGCTTCGGCAAGCGTGTCGCGGTTGAGATCGCGGACGGTATCGCCAGCGTGGCGGGATTGCGTGAGTCCCTGGACTCGCTTTTCGAGAGTGAGGCGCAAGGCCGCGCAATCCTCGGGGACCAGGTGTTCGACACCCTGGACCAGAACGCCGCAGCGCTTGAGAAGAACAAGGGCGAGGTCATCGACCTTCGCGAGACCTATGCCGAGCTTTTCCGCGAAGTGAACGCCATGACGCAGCCGGGCGGCATTCGGGTGTTCGAGATCGACAACGAAGACGCCAGATATGCACTGGCTGATATCATCGCCGGGATCGACGATGTGACGCGCAAGTTCGATAGCGGCGGTATGAGCGCCGAAGACTTCACCGGCGAAATGACCGACCTTGCCGACGAGGCAGACGCGGTGCGCAAAGAGCTGGCGGCGGTAGACGGTGCGAGGTTCCAGAACGCAATCGCCAACATCGGGAACCTGGTTGATGCAATCCGCACGGCCACGGTTGAAGCGGTGAAGCTGCGCAACAACCTGCCGGGCGGTTACGTCAGCTCTGGGCGTGGCGATGGTAGCGCAGAGGTCGAAGCGCGGCGCAGGCAGGATAACGGTCAGGCAACACCGCAGGCGCCTACCACTTCACTCAGGCCAAGGGCTGCGCCGCCGATGTTGCACGAGAACGTGACCACACCGAGCCGGTCGAGTGGCGGAGGTGGCGGTGGCGGCCGCACGGCCGATGACTATGCGCGCACTGCGACGGCAATTCGTGACGAAACGCGCGCACTTGAGCTTGAGGCAGCCGCCCTTGCAGCGGTTGCGCTGGCTGGCCGTGATCTGGCCCCGGCAATCGAGCAAGCGCGCCGCGAAGCTGAACTGCTGCACGAAGCCCAGCGGCAAGGAGTGACGATCACGCCGCAGCTTCGCGCGGAGATCAAAGCAGCGGCAGCGGCATATGCAAAAGCGGATCAATCGGTCGCCCAGGCTGAAGAACGCCTTCAAGCTTTCGAGACGGCGAAGGAGCGGATGCGCGGCGCGGCAGAGAACGCCTTCGTGGGGCTGATCACTGGTGCGCATGACTTCCGGTCTGCCCTGCAAATGATCATCGCGGACCTGGCGCAAATGGCCGCATCGCGCGTGTTCAAATCCATATTCACAGGGGCCGGTGGCGGTCTCTTCGGTGGCTTGCTGAGTGGCTTGGGCTTTTCGGAAGGCGGCTTTACCGGGCCTGGTGGGAAGTTTCAGCCTGCCGGGATCGTTCACAAGGGCGAATACGTCATGTCGAAACAGGCCACCAACCGGATCGGCGTTGGCAACCTGGAAGCGCTGCACAGCGCCGCCAAGAAGGGCTATGCCGCTGGCGGGCTGGTAGGAGGCACAGCACGCCTCAGAACCGCCTCACAAGGGCGCTCTGAGTCTCCGGCGATGGCTGGGCAGGTGATCAACATCAACGCGCCTGTGACGGTCGAGGCTGGCGCCGGGACGCCGGAACAGAACAACGATTTGGCTAAGAAGATGGCGCGCGAAATGGAAAACACGATGCGTGGTGTCGTCGTAGATGAGCTGCGTCGCCAGCATCGGCCTGGCAACATGATGAACAATGGACGTAACCGCTGATGGCACTTGCGACGTTCATCCCGCCGGTTGCGCCTTCACCGGGAACGAAACACACGCCAAAGATCAATTTGGCGAAAGCTGAGTTCGGTGACGGTTACACACAAGCCGCCCCGAACGGCCTCAATCACGTCGCATATGCGATTGATCTGCGTTGGGACGCGCTCACACAATAACAGTTCGCGACCATCCGGGAATTCTTCGAGGGGCAGGGCGGTTACAGGCCGTTCTTCTTCCAGCCGCGCGGCTTCGATGCAGTCAAAAAATGGACGGCACCGGCTTGGTCCGGCTCAGATTCCACGCCGTGGACCTTCGAGGTTAAGCTTGAGGAATGGTTCGGCGCGGAAGCGTAGCCGGAACGGAAGGGTTCGCGCGCCCGGAGCGTAGCATGTAAGAAACAGAACGCGCCCGGAGAGTGGAATGTGAGAGAAAAACACAGAAAAACACCCGAAAAAGGCGTGTCCGTGGGAATTTCCTGTATGTATATGGAAATGAGAAAAGATATATAATCATAACGGTTCAGGAAATTCCCACGGACATCCTCCTGCGGCTGGGGAGACACCTCGGGCCTGCGGCCCTCGCCTGCGCGGCCTTCGGCCTTGCCCGTCGCGCTGCGCGCGACGATCCAGAAGTTCTCTCTCACCCGAAGGAACTGGACCCTCTCGGTCTCACGAACTGTCTCGGCTTCGAGACCCTTCACTAAACAGCGCGGCGGCTGTTCCGTTTTCAGCGTCTCTTGGAAGTGGCGCGGCTGCCGTGCCTTTCCTGGACCCGTAGTGCGCTGCCAGGGACTCTGAGCGCGCCGCTGAGTGGGGCTCCAGCTATTCCGGCTGGGTAGGGACTCCGAGAGGCGCTTCGCGCGCTCCTGGTGCGGCTCTGGTGACTCGTTAGAAAATGCGAATGCAAGGGGGTTCCCTTGTTGACAATTCAAGGGTATTCCTTTATGCTGGCTGAGTATTGACCAATGAAGGACACACGATGTCAAACCACCCCACTTTGAAGGTTCCACAGGAACGTATCACCCAACTCAAACAGATGGCCGCGAACATGGGCGCGGTAAACATGAGCGAAGTTCTCGCCAAGCTGATCGAGCTTGCTCAGAGCCAAGGGCTGATCAACCACGAAATACCCGGCGTGCATATCAACGAGTTACAGGATGGCCTGGTTATCAGGTTTGACGATGGAGAGTTGACCGGCTTCTCTTTTGACGAGGCTGGTAGCCTGGCATCTGAGATACGCAGCTTTCTCTCAGGTGAGCGCGACGGCAAAGCCAAAGAAGGCACTTCTGCGACGCATGGGAAATTCAGCTTGAAGGGCAAGGGGCAGGGCATTGCTGTGTCCATTCCCGCAGATGGCGAAGCCAAGGTCTTCGACCGTGGCCTTGCAAGTGAATTTGCGCGCTTGATCGAGATGGCGACAAAGGGCTGAAACGAAAATGGGCTGGTGTTGGCGCACCAGCCCAGATCTTCTAGCAGAAGGAACTTGCAACTTAATGCCAAAGTATAGCATCGACGGCGAGGAGGAGCCACAGAAAAGCTCTGAAGCTTCCGGGCACAAGGTCGCCTTCTGTTCCGGCGCAGAAGACTCCGACGCTGGCCTCAGTCATGAAGTGCTGAGGGCTAACGAGGTCGAGCGGTTCGAAGCCGAGCTTGATAACCTGCTTTCGGATGATGAGGTCGAGCATAGGGCAGACGCCGGAGAGGCAGCCACAAGTGGCTTGTCGAAGCGCTTGCGCGAGTTGGTGAAGACCAAGATCAAGGCGATTGAGGCAGACAACCTCGCAAAAAAGGAAGAAAGGAATGATCGGCGTAGAGCCGCGCGTCGGGCCTCATTGGAATACCAGTTGGAACTGAAAGAGGCGCGCGAGGCTTATGCGAACAAGATCGCGGCAGAGGAAGGTCGCGAGGTTCGGGGTTATGAGAAGGTGCCTGGCAAGACTGCTGAAGAGCGCGCAGAGAATGCCAAGGCGCGTGAGGCAGATCGCGAACGCGAACGCCGTGCCAACGCAGACCAGGCGACCAAAGAGCGCCAAGCCGACAAAAAGTATGTGAAGCGGAAGAAGGCCGCTGGTTGGTCTGATGAGCAGATCGAGGAAGGCCTGGCCTTACTTCACGAGCAACGCGCGGCTGATCGCCTTCACCGCCAGCCAGACCCCGGCAAATACGAAGACAACCCAAAGTTTGGCGCATTCTGACCTTGCGCCTAGATCTGCACTGTGGCATATTTACAACATGCGGCGCAAAGGCCGCTTCTCCAAGTCGAACCCCGCGCCATTTTCCACCGTAAGTAAGTCATCGGCGCGGGGTTCGAACCAGCATAAGTTGGCATTTTAGGCGCAAGCACTAGTAAAGTTGGCTGAAAGGCTATTTCTTACGGTTGTTCTTCCTCCCGCAAGAAACCATGCTGCCTCGACAATATACGAAGAGTTCGATGGCGCATGAAGAAGCTGACCCCTCGTTATAAGCGTTGGTTGTTAAACAGAGCGAGAGCACAGCAAAGGTCTTTCAATCGAAGGCCAATTCACCGAAAAGGTAAGCCAAGGTATGTCGGTGCACATCGCGTGACAGCATGGCAGGGTTACGCCTCCGAAGAAATACTGTCTTTGCAACGACCGCTCGCACCACCTTCAAATCTATGTATCTCTAGCTGCCCTGAGGAAACAATTGGTTTTCTAGATACAGTCAGGAACAGGCTAAACACAAGAAAAGCTCTTGAAAAACCTGGGACTTTTGCTTGGCTGCAGGTGCCTAGGCGGGTCACAGGTTTGAAAAGAACGCAGACATATTTCGACTTCTCCGTGATTGAGAACCTCTCGCCGGCGGTCGCATTAGTCATGACCGCAGAGTATCACCGCGCAGCGGAAATCATAGGCAGTGCGCCGCCAGCGATCGAATTGGACAAATGGAGCGATGCAGCTTTCCTCCCCCTGTTCCGGTTGGGCTTCTTTGAGGCAATTGGCCAACTCGAAGAGAGCGAGTTGGATTTAGTGGATTCGGACGACGTGTTCTACCTTCGCGCTTTGAGCGGAAAAAGCGGCACTGACCTAGAGCGAATTTCGAAAGCTCTTCTTGAGTTGATAGCTTCGCTTGATGGCAGTCGGCTATCTCGTGATACACGCATGGCGTTGAACAGCGCCCTAGGCGAGGCAATGGTAAATGTTTCTAAATGGGCGTATCCTTCTGACTATGAATACGCATTTCCTAACCTGGGTAAATTCTGGGTAACCGCGTCGGTCGATGGCCGTAACAATTTGCTCACAGTTTCGATATACGATCAGGGAATATCCATTCCGGTGTCGTATCCACGGCAGCCACTGAAAGAGAAAGCTTGGGAATACCTCAAGAGTCTTTTATCGAGCGAGGGAGAGTTTAAATTTCAGGACGATAGCGCATATATTGACTGCGCGATGCGGTTTGGGAACTCGCATTCCGATCTAGAGTATCGCGGTCAGGGCCTTCCTCAGATGAAGGAGTTGATTGATACGGTCGAGAACGGATGTCTGACTATTTGTAGTCGCGGAGGATTATGGCAATATGAGCACGGTAGATCTACAGTCCGGAAATCGTTCCCAAATTCTATTGGGGGGACGCTCATTGAATGGAAGCTCAAGCTGTCCGAAGGTGAAACTAATGACTGAAGCTATTCGGATTAGCATCGCGGAAGATTTTAGTGCCTATCCAATAGGCCGCGACGAAACCGATAGCGTCGAAAGCAATGGTAAGAAATTCCGCGTGGAGTTTTTAGCACCAGCGCTCGAACAGGCGAAAGCTGATGGCACTCAGGTTATAGTCTCATTCGAAGGTGTAGAGAGCTTCGGTTCTTCATTCCTCGAAGAAGCATTTGGCGGCCTGGTCCGTAAGGAGGGTTGGAAATCGAGTGACCTTAAGAAATTCATGAAAATCGACTATGATTGGCCCGGCTACGCTCGCTTCGAGCGTCGCCTTTGGAAGCATGTGGAAAGTGCAAAGCCAGATAATTAAATGGAATTTGTCGTAGCTGTATTTGGCGGTTTGATCGGTGCGCTCTTAGGTTTTTTGGTGCAGGTTTTTCTGTCAGTTCGCAGCTCTGAGGTCAGCGCAATTTCTGACCAAATCGCAGATTTGAAGCGTATCGAGCAGTTTGCAATCCAATATTGGTTAGCCGATAAGCACGATCCGCAATTGAACAAAGAATTGGCAACGAAGCTACGGGGAGCCATTATGGCTTCGTCTAGCTTCGAAGAAATAGGTCCACAAGTCTTGGGCTGTCGCTTCTCAAAATACTCGGACTTGGTGTTGGAGTTAGATGATATTGTTACTGGTGGCGACTTCGAAGACGATCTAAAAGACGTTGATCCGGCTCGTGTCGTAGCTGCTATGCGCGTTACCGGTGAGCTCGTATCCCACCTTAGAGTTTGTAGAAAATTTGTTTATCTTTGGCGTTGAAACCTGTCTTGGTTGCTAGCCCCGCGAGGCGCGATTCAAGGGCAAACTTTTTTCACTCTCCAAGTCATTCTGTTGGCGCGGTTGCTATAGTGTTTGGTATGGAAGGTATCGAACTCAGATCATTGCAATCCGCGCACCGCAGGCTGGCGGTTCTTGTGTGCCATGATCCGGCATACCTTCCCATTTTCGAGCGTATCGAAAAGGAAATCGCGATACTCAACGAAAGTGGCGATGTGATCAGTCGTGCGCGCGCTGTTGCCGCCCTTCACAAACAAGTCGCTTGAAGAAGCGATTGCAGATGATCAAGGGACGCGCCCTTGCCGTAGCGTTCCCGGTTCAATGTATGGCCCATCAGATCGCGCCTAACTCGTTCATCTACACCCGCCGCAAGTTGCCGATCCTCGAACGAATGACGCAGGCCGTATAGGGAATGCTCTGGCGTCTCTAGCAGGCCGTTCTGGCGCAGATACTTGTTCACGGTAGCAGACAGACCGGCAGACGTTTCGCGATACCGTGGGAAGCCCTGTGGGTGCCTGCGCATGGCCTCAAGCGAAACCCCAACTAGGGGAATGGCTCGGCGCGCGTTCTTGCTCTTGAGCTGGCGTCCAACCGGCTCGATTTTGATATGAGGCACGTTGCTATTCAGCACGATGTTTTCAGCGGTCAGCGCCGCCAGTTCGGAAGGTCGCGCCCCAGTGTTGATCATTGCAAGGATGATGCTCGCCGCTTCATCATTCAGCCCATCTAGCGCACCTGGCGCGAGTAGCTTGTCGCGGATCCATTCTTCGGAGAAGGGTGGGCGATGCTTTTTCTCACCCTCTTTGAACGCCAGGTCACTGAGTGGAAGAACCAACCCAAGCCGCTTCATGCGGTTCACGGTTTTCAGAACATCGCCAAGGTGTATCAGATCCTTGTTCGCGCTGTTCGGCGTCAGTCCGTCAGCTTCCATCTTTTCAAGCCACCACGCGCGGAAATCCAGCATATCGTCGCCAGTAATATCGCTGATGGCTTTGTCTCCAACTACCGCAACGAAGTTGTTGACCGCCTTGATCCGGGGATTGCGCCAGCGCCGAAGTTGATCGTCGCTCTTTCCGCGCGTCTTGTCCTGGGTCAGTGTCCAATACAGTTCGAGCGCCCGGCTGGCGGTTATCTCTGATTCCTTCGCGGTGCCAAGCAGAGCCTCTGCATCGCGTATGTCTGGATCTGTGTCGGTGCCGCCTACAGCCTCGATCCGCTCAAGCAATTCACTCTTGGGTAGTTGGGCAACTTGTTCGGCGCGGAGGTATCGGAAGCCACGGGCTGCTGCCAGGTCACGCGCCGCGGCGAAGCGCTGTTCAGCGTCTTGGGTGTCGCCTGCAAGCTTGGCTTCCCATGCCTCAACCAGTTGTTCCCAGGCTGGACCCGCTTTGCGTTCGGCTTCTGACTGACTGTCTGTGTGTAGGGCAAGCCACACGAACTTGCGTGGTTCTACTGACGCATACCGTTTCGGAACGCGCTTATAGAGCGACAGCTTCTTGCCGCGCTTCTTGATCGCCAT